TTTGCTTGTTCAGCCAGTCATGGTTGTCCACCTTGCCGCCAAGGTACTTGATTTGCTTTATGTGGTCGTCATACGTTCCTGTGAACTTGACCTGATCTTCTGGATTTATCGATGTAGTGTCTCTGCCTGTGTACGTCACAGCAGGTTCCAGCTGATATGCCATCCTGTCCATGTTGGTGGCTGTAACGTATCTGTCTGTTACTAATCTGGTGTAGGCATCCTGCCTGCCGATGAAACCATCCAATCTCTCCAGTTCACCCTTCTGTACCAAAGGATCCAGTGTGCTCGATAGGAATCTCTGGTTGCTGTCTGTCCTGTAGAACGCCGGTAGGTGTTGTACAGTCTTCCTGTACTCATTGTTGCCTTGCTTGACTACTTCGTTGTTAGATGATGTGTTTGTTGGATTGTCAGCCATTAGTATCCTGACCCACTACTGCCGGAACTTGAACTTGATCCCGATCCTGTTGTAGTAGAGCCTGACACTGCTGATCCTGTTGTCGTAGTTGTCGTATTTGTCGTGGCAGTTGATGTCGATGTAACCACTGTGCCGGATGCCGTCAATTGGTTGGCTCCCAGTGCAGTTATTATCGATACATCATCAACGGTGGCCCCACTGATAAAAATTTCGTCTGCCGCTGAATTGATCTGGAACAGAGACCCAAATGTCTGTCCTGATTGGTTTGGCACAATCACTGCTGTCAGTAAGTCTGGAGCAAGTTGATTGTGTACATAAGCGGCTAGTTCTGTGTAGTAAAAACTGTCTCCAAAATCCCAGTTGTCTAACGCAAAGAATTCATTTATCGCGGCAATCACTCTTGTCTTGATCACTGCGTCCGTGACATTTGTTTTTGTGTTCTTGACAACTTTGAAAGTTGCTTGTAGCTCTTCATCTGCATTTGACCCAAAAAGTATCCTGTATTTCACTGGGTGGTAGATGATCTGATCTGATAATGATTTTAAAGGATTAAGTGTGCCTGAGTACGATATCCTCAGTTGATCTGATGTTGACGCTACAGGTTTGACTCCGCCATCCTGTAACCATACTCTAAATAAATTGTCATAGGTTCTTTCTAACATGTACACATCCACGATGTTTGACACACTGGGATCGATCCTGGTCTCTTGTCCGGCATTGTGCCTGTACTGGAAGCTGATCGAACTCCTGCCTCTTCTCGCTATATAATCAGTTGTAGTTGAAAGTGTGTTTGTAGTCGAACTGTATTTCTTGATCACGTCCTCTGCACCATCATAGAAATAGAACAGCTGACCGTCTGTGTACGTGGTAGTGTTCAAATTTATATCTGCTTCGTTCTCACTCACGACGAAATTTGTTGCGGCATAGAATCTGTATCTCTCTATTGTGTCGTAAGATATGTATTTTTCAAAGAATACGAATTTAGTCGAAACAGAAGTGTCCGGTTCAACTAATATGTCAAAGATTTCTGGATTGTCAACAACACCGTCGTCATCATCGTCATAGAAACCGATCTTTACTTTCCTGTTGTCCTGGAAACCGTCTGCTTCTGTCACTGTATCCACAACCTGCCATGTGATAGGATAACCTATGCTGTTGCCTGTCGAAACGATAGAATTTATTTTTAGAATTTTCACAGTGTCTTTCACACTCTTGCCCGTCTTGTAGTCGTAAATTTTTTCCTGTGCATCATAATGGAACTTGTTCTGTCCCTCTGATTCAAATATGTAATCCAGTTTCCTGTACACGACCGTGTATGTGTTTCCATCATTGCTAAACTTGAACCACCAACTAGCATCTACATTGGTTCCTGTCGTACTGCCTGCACCTGCCGTATCAAACACTGTGCTGGAACTTAGGTTAGTGCTTGTTATAACCTTCCATTCTTCTGCATCTTGATCGTATCTCAGGCCAAATTCCTCGTATGCTTCAATCCTGTTTATTATGTCTACTTCAAGAGTTGCCGAGAATGATGTTGTGAAAGCGGGGATGACTGCATTGAGTACAGCACCGTTTGGTAGTACGTCGTTGAGTGTTATTGGACCTGTTCCGTCCTCTAGATTACCCACGCCCGAATTAGCACCATCCAACACGACTGCACCGACCTTGGCCCATGCTCTATCTTCGGCATTGTCTGTTCCTGCCGTTACTAATGTGTCGTTTAAAAATTCCCTTGTGTCCGGTGACGTGAACTTTATCAATGCACCTGTTTTGGCATATTTCAAATTTGAAGTTGCGAAATCTCCAACAACCAACGCACCACCTGATGTGAAGTATCCTGTGTTGGTGTTTGTCCCCGTCGTGGTAGAATTCCATGTCGCTGACAAAGAACTCAGATCTTTTGTTGCATATTTTGAATAGTAGAACTGTCTGGCATATGCTTCTTTTAATTTTGCCTCTACCGATACATCAATTGTTGACTGTATATCGCTCCTGTTGTTGAAAGTGAAAGTGAACTGCTGAGTGCTTTCTTCCCTATAAATCATGCCGTCCTCTGCGAACACGTTCACATTTGAATATGCACCTGTTGGATCCAGCACTTCCTTGGCCCTGGATATGCCTGATGCTGACCTGTTCACTGATCTGACTTTGACAATTTCCTGTGACGCTGACAGTGGTACCACTTGGTAGTCCTCTGCTGTGATCATCCTGTTCTGTGCGTAGTACACCTGTGCGGCCTTCTCCTTGATTGAAGCGTTTGACTCTGTTGCGGCACTGTTGTACACAGACGACTTGAGACTGATTGTTAGTGTCAGTGTCTGCTGTGCACCGTTGGCATCCACGTATGGAACTACTAACTGTACGTTCTGCATGTCTGCTGGTTGTATTGCAAACCTGGCATTGTCGCTGGTTCTGTAATATGTTTTAAAGGTTCCCAAGGGCAAGTTGGAGAAGTTTCCATCCCCGAACACAAGGTCAATGGAATCATTCACTTTTGTCACAACGTTGTAGGTATTTCTTTCTGACTTTGCTAGTGAATTATAGATTGCGTTGTTGCCTGACAGTGTTGGTACCCCTGTCCATTTTTCTAACAGTTGGCCAAACTGATCTAACTTGTATAACCAAACGTCTGTATCGTTGACGTTAGAGGCCTGTAATGATTGGACATAGTTGGTCACTGCTGTGTCTACGTTAAAATCTGTCTGTTGCATTATTCCCTGCTTGAAGAGAAAGAAGAACCCTGTGTTGTTGGAGCTGTCACCAGATCCATCTGACCTATATGTATACGTCAGGCCCGATCCTATTATTGGATCTGCTTCGTAAATAGATTCTGAATCATTTATCGAGCTCGGAACTATCTCGAATTGCCTGGTTGTTCCACCAATGGATTTGTTGAAAGAAAATATAGGAAGGTCGGATTGATTAGAACTCAGAGTATAAATCTCTGTTGATATTCCGCCTATTGTGCCCGACTCCCTCGGTGAACCAAAAAGTTGTCCTGTCTGGTTGGCCGCATTCAGTATCGAAGTGAACTGTTCTCTGTAATTTGAATTTGCTGAATCGTTCCACAGTATTGTGCTGTTTGCAAGATTCGTTCCTGACGAATCTGCAACATCTTGTGACGTGGATATAGCATCAATTTTTAAAAGACCTGTTGCTGGTTTGTTTCTCTTTGCATTGTAGTTGATAAGTCTTGCTAATCGCAAAATAGAGTTTCTTCTCTCGGCGGTCTCCAGGAAATTTTCCCTTGCATTTAGATCCACTCTGAAAGAAAGTGCCTGTGCTATGTAGGCTATCAGATCTACCAGTGCAACATACTCCGAACTTTCAACAAAATCGTTAAAGTCATCTGGATAATTTTCCTTAAGGTATGCCACCATGGTTCTTCGAAGTGTCTCGAAGTCGTAGCTCTTGAAATCTGCCTGTTGGAATGATTGGTAGATTTTCCTCCAATCCTCGGCAACTAATAATCGGTTCTGTCTATCTGTTGTGGCCATAGTATATACAACGATATTTATGTGTTAGGAAATGTGCGTACTTTAAGATAGGCGTAAGAGTGAGTTCTCATCGAAGTCAAATCTCAGTTTCTCGGTGATATTCAGGGGAACATATGTTATAGTTGCCTGTATTGCTATGCCCTTGTCAGCTTCTGTCACTAGTATCTCCTCTGTGGATATACGTGGATCTGCATTTAGGTTGGCTGTGATGTCCTCGACAATGGCATCTTTCAGTACATCCGTGAACGGTTCGAATATGGCGTCATATATTATAGTACCAAATTCCGGGTTCTCCACCCTCTCGCCCTTACGTATGCTTAACCTGTTGATCAGATCCTGCTTGGCACACTCAAAATCGTACAGTTTGAAGTTCTTCTTGTCCGCACGTGAACTGAAACCTTTGAATGTCACTGTCTTGTTGGATAAATTTCCTGATCCTGAATCTCCGTATGCCATTAGTTCAATCTCCTGAATTCAACATCCACCTTGCTGTAATCTACCATGTAGAATCCTGTGTCTGTCATTTGTCTCGCCCATGGAACTTCCTGTGCCATCACGCCCTCGTATGTCCCTGCTGACTGCTTGTATTTAAACGAATAAATGTTGATACCATCGGGTGACTTTCCAACTAATTTGATGTTTTCTTTCAGTCTCACATCGCTCCACTTGAAACCTTCGAAGAAACTCTTGACCTTGCCGCCTATGTTTCCTATCTTGTCTGATAAATTCACACCCACGTTCTCTGAAAAAGTTTGTCCGCCCCTCGCGGCATCCCTGGCATTGAACAGTCCCACCTTGGTTGCTAGGCTCTTGACTTGGTTCATGCCCACTATCTGGCCACCCACCACGCTCTTGTAGGTCTGGGTTATGCTGTTGAGATTGGCTATGGTACCTTCTATGTTCCCGGACGACAGATTCTTGGTCAGTCCTTGCACGGAATTAAGACTGCTGTTCAGCAGGTCTATGTTGCCACTTATGCCCTTTACGTTTGTCAACACGTCATTTGTACCTGTACCATATACGTTTCCACTTGTTCCAAATTCATCTAAAACGTTTCCGCTACTGCTCCCCAGTGTGAACAACTCTCCCGCACTGTTGACGAAAACATTGTCCTTGAACAGTTCTGTGCTCTTGCCTGTGAATTTCTCCACAACCTGTGTGGTGAGATTACTGGTCAGGTCCTTGAGGGGAGAATTGAAATCCAGCCCCTTGAACTTCTCTGAAATACTGTCCTTGATGTCGAACGGCAGATTTATCTTTTCAGTTATGCCATATATCTCGTTGTATTTGGTTCCGAACTCGGTCAGAAGTTCCTTGGCCTTGACGGCGTTGGTGCTGTCACCTATATTCTGTTTGACCCATTGCACTGCATCTGCCTGGTAAATTGCGTCACGGATCGCACTGTTCTCGTTCAATCTGAGCTGTTGGTTTATGTACTCGGGAGTGCCTGGTGTGTTGGCCTTTTGAAGCCACTTCTTCTTGTTATCGGCGCCCACTGGAATTATACTGTCACTGTCTATGACGCTGGCCCTGAACATGGGTTCATGTGTTACAAATCTGTGCACCGTGGTCTTGGTCTTCCTGGTGAAAGATTTTAATGGTCTTTTACCCTCTTGTTTCCCTGCCAGTTCGACATCGCCCTCTTCTCGCAGTTCCATGCCTGCCTTTTCCTTGGTCAGCCATGCTGGCCCCCATAGTGGACTCGCTTTTGTTGAGTTCATGTGTACCTGTGCTCCTGCCAGATGTATCTGTCCTCCGGCCCCGTGCAACTGCTGTCCCGGAGTGAATGATGAGATAGACGATTCAGCATATGCTTGTATACCACCCGCGGGCGAACTCTGTAAGATACCTTTTTCCCCAACTGTCAGTATCGCATCGGCGGATTGGATCATCTCCTTGGCCGAACTCATCCTTACCTGTCCGTTGGCATGAAAATTCATGTTGAGATCTGAGTGGAAATTCATGTCTCCCTCTGTCCTCAGGTTGATACCACCTACGCCGGAGTAGACGTCTATACGTCCGTTCTTCTGCATCTCGATGTATGCGTTTCCCGAACCGTTGGCTATGTACACCACACCTTCCGTGTCGTGCATTAAAATTTGATGTCCCGATGCTGTACGCAATCTCGTCAGTTGGTTGGTGCCATTCTCCGCCCCGTCGTCCATGACGAAACTGTGTCCCGGGTTCCTGTCTGTCTTGACCGGGCCGTTGTCCACCCCTATGTTGACAGTTCTCGAATCTCCACGAATACGTCCCGGGGTGCTCATCCCAAATACTTTGCTCGGTGATTCTCTCCTGGCCGAGCTCGACGTTGTTCCCCTCACAGGATCCTGCACCAATCCCTGCCTCTGTAACTGGTCTGCGAGTACATCGTTTATGGGATACTTCCAATCGTTAAGATTCCCTATCGATTCTCCGGATCCATATTTCCTTTGGTTCTTCTCCCCGGATGGAAGGAATTCTGTTCCATACGTATTTTGTCCTTTTGCTCCGGCATTTTGACCTCTCCCCCGTTCTCTGTTGGTAGAAGAGTTGTACTCTGTGTTGCTAGAAGATCCGTAGCCGGGCACCTGTTGGTTAACCAGTGGCTGTTGCACACATCCTATCCAGAATGCAGAGTTGGCAGTCTTGTCTCCCCTCGCGAACACGACCAACACCTCTGTGTCTATGTCTGGTGGCACCGCCCACATTCCGTAGGAGTGTTGCGTTTCCCTGTAATCGTAAGGACTGGTTTCCGACACTGCCCTGATGGTCTTGGCACCATAGAATGGTGAGAGATACTGACACCAAACTATCTGTCTCTGTGATGGTAACGTCGTGTGTGTCAGTGCGGGAATGTTAACTCCCAGCCTCCCCATCCTTAGGGGATCTTCCACGTACTTGACTGTGGCCAGGAATGGCCCGTAATCCTTGGCGTGGTTGGCCTCATTGAATTCCTTCTGGTTGTCGTGCGTGTCTGAGAATCCTTGTGTGTTGTTGATCATACTTTAATTTATGCTTCCTTATTTTGACCTTTTATTTTTTTTTTATGATAGGAATATATGCTCCATCATTTTCATATCTTCTTTTTGCACCCTCTTCTTTAGAGTTTTTAAAAGCCTCCGCCCTGTCTTCTGTGAGCTGAGATTTTTCACTGACAACTAATTTTTGTGTGTCAAGGTTGATCTGTGCTACGTCAAAATCCGGTCCGACACCCTGCTGGTTGTTGAACCTAGAACAGAATAATGTTTGCTGGAACTGGCCATTGTCAAACTTGCTCTCTATCTTGTTGACCTGGTAGAGTCCATTGAAGAAGAGGTTCTCACTTCTTTTTGTTGCACTGCTGAACATCAATCCTGTGTTGGTGTCTATGTCATCCGGAAGCCTGTAGTTGAGGAAGAATATTGGCTGGTATGAGTCAGAGTTGAAACTGTCAAAAGTCTCGCTGTATGTGTTGTCACCACCCACTGTGGTTACCCTGTCCTGGTGTATGGGCATGTACATGTCCTGGCAGATGTACGCCGGGTCTCCCAGTATCTCCAGTTCGATCTTCAGCATATCTGCATTTGGGTTGGTCAGGTAATCATAGAACTGTTGTCCCTGCCCGTTCTCATCTTTTCCGCCATCCAGTGTGTTACGTCCCTTGACTATGGAAGGATACTGCCTCAACGGTATCAACGGGTCTGGATATATTTCTTTACCAAACACTCCCTCCACAAGACTTTTCCCCCACTCGAATACTCCCTTGTACGCAGTGTCCTTGTCGTCGTTCCTGACGTTCCTCTGGTAGTAGGCCGTCTTGTATAAGATCTTCAGACCCTGCACGTCCACGTTTTCTCCTGTGTAAATGTAGTTGTATTCCTTGTGTACCTTTTTGCTCCAGTCTGTCGCCCCTGCACTGATGCCCGGGGCCACCAGTTTCAACACATGTATCTTGTATGGTACCGCCTGGTACACTATCCTCTTTTTATGCATCTTTGTTATGTCATCGAACTGATCAGTGAAGGTCTCTACCGTGGTCTTTATCTTGAACCAATTCACGTACTGGTTGTCCTTGACTATGTTTGCCAGCTTGTCACTGTTCACAAAATCCTTTAGTTTCTTTTCATCCTTTGTTATATCGTCCCCCACTCCCACTGAGCCCAGATAGGTCGTCCAGAAGTCATCGGACAGCTCTTGGTACCCCGTCTGTGTTCTTATGGCGTCCTCGAAGAATTTCGTAAGGGTGGTGTTGTTGCCTGCAGATCCTTTAACTCTTTCTAATTTTGCTACATCGATCGGTCCGGAGTTCTGTCCGCGGGCTCTTGGATGCGAGGACCTATTGGTTGAACCTTTGCTCGAATCATACTCTCTCCCAACTCTCAGCACATCTGCATGGATGTTGAATTCGTACTCGTCTGCTATCTCTCTTTTCCCTTCCTTGATCTCTTGCTCCATCATGTCGGCCAGGACAGCCTCTACCTCAAGAGCCCATTGCTCAGGCGTGGAAGCGGCAACAGGAACTTCCGCCCTTGGGAACTTGAACCTGTCGTCGAACGCTCCGTCCACGTATGGCACCGCCACTATGCTGTATCTGGCTCCTCCCTCGTTGACCTCGAACTCCACCCTTGCGATCAGTATCGGTATCTTCCTGACCAACGGTGGTGTTTTCACGGGGGAACCGTTCTCATCAAATCCCTTGAATTCTATGGTCAGCAACAGTGGTGCGTCCTGGTAGTCCTGGTATTCGTTGATGCCCGTCGCGGCGTTGACTTTCTCTATCAAGGTCACACCGTAGGGCTCGTGTATCTCGAATTCCATCTTGGTGAAGTTGCCCAGGCCCCGCTCGACGTTGGGACTGGCGGTGGATATCATGTTGACGTTCTCTATGAACAGATCGTGTGACCGTTCCAATATCTCTATGGATGCCGAATACTGGTCTTTGTAATTTTGTTGTGCTTCGGCCCTCTCCGCGATCGCTCCATCACCTGTTTGGGCCTCGGCGAATCCCCTTGTTGTAACATGTTTTGCATTGCCTATCCCACCGGACCTTGCTATGATGTCGTGCACCGGATTGGTCAGGAACTTGTGTGATTTCAATTCCCTCTCGTTGGTTCCGCTCAGGGTGAATATCGTGTTGTAAGATGCGAACTGGTGTAGCAGATTTGGCCTGAGTGGTGAGGTGTATCCTTTTGATTCTGCAAGCTTCTTGTTCTCTATCAGTTTTTTAACATCGCCAACATTGAAAAGTTCATCCGCACCATCGTAGGCCGAGCTCACACTCGTCTTGAATATTTTTTTTGCTTCCTTTGACGCCCTTCTTGTTTTTTCTCTTTCCTGGGCCGCGATCAGAGTTTTTCTATTGGCCTGAGAAACGGGACCGTTGTATTCGTAGGAATTTTCCTCTATGACGTTATCGTCCTTGTCGTAAACTATCTTAGTATAAACTTTCATTGAAATTATACCCCTAGGTCGCTGGATATGTTACCAGGCTTGGGCAACTGTATGGTCACTCCCGGTTTGAAATCGTATATGGGATCCTCTATCTGGTCTGGGTTACGCTGTGCGAACACCCACCAAAGCCTCGGTGAGCCGTACAGGTCATAGGCC